ACCTTAATCCTGATATTCTTGCACAACAAGAGGGCAAAGACGATAACCCACACAAAACCAAACATATTGACCTTAATGATAAGGCGCTTGGTTATAGTGGTTATAGTCGTTATAATTCTGATGATGATAATACTATTGGCTTAACTCAAAAATTTGATAGTCAATATTATTTAGATATTATTGGAACTAGCCATTGTCGTTCAAGAACTATTGCTTGTACTAAAGATCAATTTCATTTTTTTAAAATCTTGAAACAAGCCAAATCTGATTTAATCACTTGCCACCAAAAATGGATTGATAGTATTGAAAAACAAAAACAAGCTATGAAAACTGGCTTAAAGGCATACAGATATTTAAGCGAGGGTGTTGAGTTGATGAAAGAACTTGGAGTAGAACTTGACGAGGCAGAACTTGTCAGATGTAATTCTACTGGCTTAACAATCTACAATCCAGTTAATTTGGCTAGTATGATTAAAGGTATGAAGAATACAACTATGACAAGAGAACAAAAGATTGCAATTAGAAAGGAATACGAGGCAAAACAAAATATAAATTAACGATTGACAAAGGTTATGGGATTTGGTATAAAATCCCATAACAAAAGAAAGGATAATAAAATGAAAATAGACGACACACTAAACATTGGTACAAAGTTTATAATTACTTATAGACCTTTTACTCATAATGGCGAAGAACGAAAAAAGCTAAAAGACGGCAAGAGAACAAGACAGATAACTAGAAAGGCACAATGGACCGATAAGTGCAGAATAGTAAGGGACAAGATATCTGATAAAATTAGATATATGACTTATTATGACTTGCAACAAAATGGGTATCGTTGCGCGACTGGTCAAATCTGGATAACTGCTGGAGTACAATAATGATATTATTTTTATTATTTGGATTTACTCTTATAGGTTGTATGGGTTATCTTGGTATTAAAGGCACTAACGAAATAATTGATTATCATAATAAGCGAGGTTCAAGATGAAATATTGTCAAGGTCCTTTGTGTCATACTTACGACACAAAGGATAGGAAACGAGGACCAAAAGGAAACAAAGTAAATCAAACTAGAAGAAGAAGTAGTATGTATTATTTGAAAGGAAACGCGTGTTCAACAAGATGTGAACAAGATTGGTTTCAAAAGTTTGGGGAACGCGCTTTGGATTACTTTGGTAGAATAACTCAACCGATAGTATTGCAAGAGAATAACGCGTGGCGCAAGCAGTATCGTTGGAGTTGGCAAAGCGACAACAATCAAGCTAGTCATTACTTTTATAATATGTGTACTGGCGAAGAAAGGGATATAACTGAACAACAATTTAATGATGATAATTATACTTTAAACACTTGACAAGGATAATCACTTGATATAATATCCCATACATAGAAAGGATAATGATTATGAAAATAAACTATAACAATAAAGACTACTCAATACCTAAACCATTTGACCAATGTTATTTTGGTGCAGAACCGACAAAGGTTATGACAATAGGCAACAGGTTTAATGATGAGTACCAGCAATCTTATGCAAAGCTACCAGCGTTTGCAGTAGCTATCTATGACACAATCATAGGCGCAGAACAAACAGAAGATTACGACACAATGCAAAAGGGATTGGATTGGTTTAGTCGCAACTTCACTAAAGAATATATGACCTTATTAGATTAAATCCTTGACACAACATATAGGGTATGGGATAACTCCCATACCCTATGCAATAACTACATAGCTCGTGAACTTTGGGCCCACCCACCCAGAGCTCGTGCATCTGGGGCCCACCCTCCCCTAGAGGGGTCCCTGCCGATCTCGATTCAGCTTCGCAAACAAACAAGCAAACACCCCCAAGCAAAAGGGATCCTAAAACTTTTACCTTTAGAGTTTGATTTACTCATTTATATGGGATAAAAATCATATGAGAGGAAAAACAGAGCTTAAAAAATTCTGCAAAAAAAATTTATGAACGAAATCCCAGATTTTAGTAAAATACTCAACAAAGAACTTCTAGATAACTTAACTTTTGACGAAGCCAAATATATATGGCGTCTAAAAGATTTAATTGAGAAAAAATTTAAGCAAGAAAAAATTAAGAATGACTTTATGGCCTTTGTCAAAGAAATGTGGCCAGAGTTTATTGAAGGTAGACACCACAAAGAAATTGCAAAAAAATTTAATGACATTGCCAATGGCAAAATCAAAAGATTAATTATTAATATGCCCCCAAGGCATACTAAGTCAGAATTTGCGTCTTTCCTCCTACCCTCTTGGATGGTTGGACGTAAACCTGATCTGAAAATTATTCAAACGACCCACACAACTGAACTCGCGATCCGCTTCGGACGTAAAGCGAAGACTTTAATGGATTCCCCGGAGTATAAAAAAGTATTCGATACAAGATTAAGAGAGGATTCGCAAGCCGCGGGTAAATGGGAAACGGAACAAGGTGGTGAATACTACGCAGCCGGTGTTGGATCGGCCATCACGGGCCGTGGAGCGGATTTACTTATCATTGATGACCCGCATTCTGAGCAAGACGCGTTGAATCCAGAAGCGCTGGAGCGTGCTTATGAGTGGTACACTTCAGGACCACGTCAAAGGCTTCAACCCGGTGGAGCAATTGTAGTTGTAATGACTCGTTGGAGCTTAAAAGACTTAACAGGCGCCTTAATCAACTCTCAAAAAAATTTAAAAGCAGATAAATGGGAAATAATAGAATTTCCAGCGATTATGCCATCAGGAAAACCTATTTGGCCGGAGTATTGGAAGAAGGAAGAGCTAGAAGGTGTAAAAGCTTCACTAAGTTTAGGAAAATGGAATGCACAATGGATGCAAGACCCAACAAGTGAAGAAGGATCAATTTTAAAAAGAGAATGGTGGAAGAATTGGGACAAACCTTACATTCCTCCGCTGAAACACGTTATTCAAAGTTATGATACTGCATATTCTAAAAAAGAGACAGCCGACTTTAGTGCAATCACGACTTGGGGTATTTTTTACCCAACCGAGGACAGCGCAGCGAACTTAATCCTGCTCGATTCATATAAGGAACGAGTAGAGTTTCCAGAATTACGGAAAGAGGCGCTTAGACAATACAGATATTGGAATCCTGATACAGTCATCATAGAAGCTAAGGCATCCGGCCTTCCTTTAACATATGAGTTGCGAAAAATAGGGATACCTGTTATAAATTTCACACCGAGCAAAGGTCAAGATAAACACTCTCGGGTAAACGCCGTTTCCCCGCTCTTCGAGTCGGGAATCATTTGGGCGCCCACGGACGAACAGTTCGCACAGGAAGTAATTGAAGAATGTGCATCATTTCCGTACGGAGATAACGACGATTTGGTGGACAGTACAACGCAGGCGATAATGCGGTTTAGACAGGGCGGTTTTGTACAACACCCTTATGACTTTAAAGAAGATCCATTGCCGCCAACAGATAGGGAATACTACTAATGGCTGAAAATAGCTATGCACAACTGATTGACGATTTCGAAAAAGGAATCAATGTTCTCAAAGGAGAAACTTTAACAGAATACATTAAACGAATGGGTGGTGTCGACTACGAGTCCAAAGCGGACGGCGGAGCGATTGGTATTGAGGTTTTATTCAAACAAAAAGGGGGCGCAGTTAATAGTCCTAAATCAAAAACTATTAAAGGCCAAGATCATATGTTGGCTTACATCACACCTAATGAAGCTAAGAAGTTAGAAGCATTGGGTGGAAAAGAAACAATGACGAAGGAAGGCATCCCTGCTTATCCCGAATGGGATTCAATGTATGGTGCGAGTAGCAAAGCTTCTTTTGATGCAGGTCGAGCACCTAAAGGTAATTGGAGTGGTGGTGGAGGCGGAGGAAATAATAACCCTCCTGTTATAGTTCCTAAGAAAAAACCACCAGTTGTTGTTCCTAAAAATGATAATCCACCGTGGTATAGTCCTAAGCAATTAATTAATAATCCTTTATTAAATTTTGTTAATCCAAAAAGTAAACTTGGAGTGGGTTTAGGAATTCTTAAAACTATAAAAAACTTTCAACCTAAGGATGAAGATCTAATACTAAGTGAAAATGTAACTCTTCCTGGTGAGAATTTATTAGCTGAAGTAACTCAGCGAGATATTGATCGAAAAAGACAAATGAAAAATTTGGATTTCAATACTGCTAAAGATATTGGAGTGACTTCTCCAGGTTTAACAGAATTTGAATTTGAAGGTATAAAATCAGGTGAGATTACAGAACCAGGAACTTACGTTGGTGCAGACGGCGGCCGAGTCGGTTTAGAAAATGGTGGAACATCTAATTGGTGGGATGGCTTAACAGGTGAAGCTAAAGGAATCTACGATTCGATGACCGCGTACGGCGCTTCGGATGAAGAGATCCAATCTAAATTACAAACACAAGGCTTATGGAGTCCAGATGGAACGCCGGACAGTGGCAACACAGGACAAGTTACAGGAATTATAAATCAGAATATTGGTGATGATCGTCCTTATGCGGGTCAAGTAGTAGACCAAACAGATTATAGTTTTAATAAAAAGGATTATGGACCCGGTGGAAAATTAGAAGTTAATCCAGAAGCAATTGGAATGAGTTTCTATGATTCAGAACCAGGTGGAAAAAAAGACCAAGGTTTTATCGAAAGCTTTATGGGAGCAGCAGTTCCAAGCAAACAATTTTCAGAATTTAAATCTCCAGGAACAGGAGACGTCCTAAAAGGTCCGGCTGAACTTGGGTTTATGTCTCAAAATATTGAAGGACTTCCAGGACTCACTCGGGAAGATTTAAGATCACAATATGATAACTATAATAAATTTTTTGGTAGACCTTCTAATTATGCAGCAGCGAGAGTTCCAGGGACGGTTGGAAACTTAGTAAATATGGTTCCTTATATGGGGACAATTAAAAGAGGTGCTGAAGCACTATTTGGGCCTCAAGGAGATAGAAGTATGCAAAGTAAATATTCTGTAGATAATGCGGGATATGGACAAGGAACGAGTAGAGATGAATTTGGAACTTTTACGGGCGGTAAAACTTTAATGGGTAAAACCAACGATTACGTAGAAAGAATGCAAAACGACGTAAATTTTTTAGAAAATGATTTCTTTGGTGACATTATGGGTGATACAGATTTTGAAAATTTAACAGAATCACAAATCACAGCAATGCAAAAGAAAAATGGTTTTAACTTTAAAAAGTTACAAGCTTACAAAAATAGAATTGCAACAGAAAAAATAAATTCCGACTTTGCTAAGAAACAAGCTGAAATAGAAGCTGAGAAAAAAGCAGCAGCGTCTAGAGCAGAATCAGCAAGACAATATGATCCCAATGTACACGGACCAAATAATTATGGACTAGGTAGTGATGGTCAGCAATCTTATGATTCAGGACAAGGGTTTGGTATTAATGCCACAACCGGCGGTCCTGTAAGTAATAAAACTGGTAGAGGAAGAACGGATTATTCAAAAGGCGGCCTCGCTTCGATGTTCACTAGGAGGAGATAGTGGTACAACCATATCAGTACAAAAGTCCTTTACAAAAAAATCAATTCGTAATGAGAACTGATGCGGAGATTCAAGCTATTATTGATGATCCTAAATATTCAGGCTGGACTAAAAAAGATTTTAGAAATGCTAAAATTTTAACTAGAAAAGAAACTGAAAGAAAAGGATTAACGTTTCAACATTACGGTAAAAAGAAAGATCCAACAAAAGTTAGAAAAGCTCAAACAAAAAGAACAGAACAAACTAAAGCTACGAGCAATGTTACTACAGAACAAAAATTAGCTGCTCCTAAAAAATCTGGTTTAGAGTTATCTCATTTAGGAAGTAAAAAAGCTTTGGTCACTCCAAATAATTTAGCTTATCTTCCAAAGTATACAAACAAACTTAGTTATTTTAGATTTGAAAAAATTTTAAATGGTATTCAAGCTGACCAACAAAAAATTTTAGCCGATACAACAATGAGTACGGCCGACAAAAGAAAAGCTTTAGCGGAACTTGCAAAAGCAGATAGAACTTTAAGAAATAAATTTAAAGGTCAAGGCTATGACAAAATTAAAAGCAGAATTAAAACAAGAGAGTTTCCGTGGGGAATGGGAGAGACAGAAATTATTAGAGATTCTAGTATTACGGTGGGAGAGGGAAAAGCCGGATCTAATATTCCTTTAAAGACAGCAAGCAAAGAAGAAAAAATTAAAATAATAGAAGCAGGGAAAGAAAATTTAGAAAAAGCAAAAATTCGATATAAAAATGAACCGGAGGGATCTGCTTTTAGAAAAGCAATGGACACTCGAGTTAATTGCGCAGATGGATGTTTTTTAAAAGTAGCAAATAAAAACCCTGAAAAAGTTGCAAAACTTTTTGCTTCAGGCCAAATCACAACCGCGGACAAAGTACCTCAACCCGAAAAATCTATTTTAAGAGATGAATTTAAAGAAGCAAACGTCAGATGGAACAATGACGTCGGTGCATTTGAAACTCCAAACGGAGATGTGGCTACTCAACAAGATTTAAAATTATATGCAGAAGAAAATCCAATGGAAGTTAAAGTTGGAGAAGAACCACCAAAAGTTAATAAGTCAGTTTTAAAAACGGTAGGTAAGACTCTAGCAAAAGTAGGAGCTCCATTACCAACTGCCTTATTGGATTCATATTTTATAGGTCAACAAGTTAAAGATGGAAAATCTACAGAAGAAATTGCAAAAGATCCCTTGAACTGGATTGGTTTAGCTGCTATGGAGCCTTTATCAAAAGTTAGTGGAATAGCAGAAAGCGGTGGTTTGAACAAGGCATTGAGATTAGGATTGAATCCTGCTACAATTAGGGGTATAAGTAGGTTTGCGGGTTTACCGGGACTTGCAATAAGTACGGCTATGACTGCATATGATCAATATAAAAAATATCAAAACGAAGAAGGATTCGTATATAACTTATTCAATAAAGAGGGGAATTAATTAAATGGCTGATATCGACAAAGCTTTGCCAAACACAGAGACGGTTGTAAAAGTACCGGCTGAAGAAGAATTAGTAGAGGCGAAGGAAGAGATTGTAGAGGAAAAAGATAAACAAGGTAATATTGAAGTTACTATGGATGAAGAAGGCGGTGCTGAAATCGCGTTCGATCCAAAAGTTGTAACAGAAGAAGGTGGCGAAGACCATTTTGAAAACTTAGCAGAATTTTTAGGAGATCAAATTTTAGAACCTCTTGGAAATAAACTAGTCGACCAATATACAGAATACAAAGAATCTAGAGGTGATTGGGAAGAAACTTATAGAAACGGTTTAGAACTTTTAGGTTTTAAATACGAAAGAAGAACAGAACCTTTCAGAGGTGCGTCAGGTGTTAATCACCCGGTACTTGCTGAAGCAGTTACACAATTTCAAGCGCAAGCTTACAAAGAATTACTTCCAGCTGATGGACCAGTAAGAACTCAAATTTTAGGAAATCTTACCGTACAAAAAGAAGATCAAGCAAAACGTGTAAAAGATTTTATGAACTGGCAAATTATGGATCAGATGAAAGAGTATGAACCAGAATTTGACCAAATGTTATTTTACCTCCCTCTAAGCGGCTCAACTTTTAAGAAAGTTTATTATGACGCTCTTTTAGGAAGAGCCGTTTCAAAATTTGTTCCAGCTGATGACTTAGTTGTACCTTATTCTGCAAATTCTTTAGAAGATGCAGAAGCAGTCGTACAAGTAATTAGAATTTCAGAAAACGAATTAAGAAAACAACAGGTGGCAGGTTTTTATAAAGATATAGAATTAGGAGATCCTCCTGTTACAGAAAATCAATTAAAAGATACTGAGTTACGTCTTGAAGGAATTTCTAAAGATGGACAAGAAGATCAATACACTCTTTATGAAATTCATACGGACTTAGACTTAGAAGGTTATGAAGATAGAGATGCAGACGGCGAACCAACAGGAATTAAATTACCTTACGTCATCACTGTTGCACAATCTAATCAAAAAGTTTTATCTATTAGAAGAAACTACAGACCTGATGAAAAATTAAGAAAAAAAATAAATTATTTCGTTCAGTTTAAATTTTTACCTGGAACTGGTTTTTATGGTTTCGGTTTAATTCATATGATTGGTGGTTTAACTAGAACTGCAACAGCAGCTCTAAGACAACTACTAGATGCAGGAACTTTATCTAACTTACCAGCTGGATTTAAATCTAGAGGTATTAGAGTTAGAGACGATGCACAACCTTTACAACCTGGTGAGTTTAGAGATGTCGACGCTCCGGGAGGCAATATTAAAGATCAGTTTATGACGTTACCTTTTAAAGGACCTGATCAAACATTACTTCAGTTAATGGGTATTGTTGTTCAAGGTGCACAAAGATTCGCGGCCATCGCTGATATGCAAGTTGGCGATATGAATCAACAAGCTGCAGTCGGTACTACAGTTGCGTTACTTGAAAGAGGTTCAAGAGTAATGTCAGCTATTCACAAAAGATTGTATGTAGGTTTAAAACAAGAATTCAAATTATTAGCAGAAGTATTTAAAACTTATCTACCACCAGTATATCCTTATGATGTAGTTGGTGCGAGTAGAGAGATTAAAATGCAAGACTTTGATGATAGAATAGATATTCTACCAGTTGCTGATCCTAATATATTCTCTCAAACGCAGAGAATATCTTTAGCGCAAAGTCAATTACAACTAGCGCAATCAAATCCTCGTATGCATAACCTATATCAAGCATATAGATCTATGTATGATGCGCTGGGAGTAAAAAATGTTAATGCAATTTTACCTCCACCAGCACAACCAATGCCGATGGACCCTGCATTAGAAAATTTATTAGCTATTAGCGGAAAACCGTTTCAAGCTTTCCCTGGACAAGACCACAAAGCGCACATCGATGCGCATTTAAGTTTTATGTCTATCTCTATGGTACAAAATAATCCAATGGCGATGGGAGCTTTACAAAAAAACATACTTGAACACATTTCTATAATGGCACAAGAACAAGTTCAGTTAGAATTTGTACAAGAAATGCAAGAATTAAAAATGATTCAACAACAGTTACAACCATTAATGCAAAATCCACAGATGATGCAGCAAAATCCACAAGCAATTCAGATGCAACAAAGAGTTCAACAGATAACTTCTCAGATTGAATCAAGAAAAGCTAAGTTAATTGCTGAAATGATGATGGATTATGCTAAAGAAGAAGATAAAATTAGCTCTGAAGTGGGTGGTGATCCATTATTGAAGCTAAAAGCGAGAGAATTAGACCTTAAAGCTAAAGCTGATCAAGATAAAAACGCTAATAACGAAGCAAGACTTGATTTAGACACTATGAGGGCTATGATGAACGACCAACAACACGACGAAAAGCTAGAACAGAACGAAGAATTAGCTGGATTGCGTGCAGGAGTGTCAATTGCGAAACAACAAATGGCCGACCAAAGTAAAAGACACGATTTTGGTAGAAATTTTAAAAAAAACTAGGTATAAATAACACAAGGAGTAAACTATGGGAAAAGATTGGCAAAGAGGATCAACTTTTATGAACAAAGACGTTAAAACTGAAAAATGTATTGGCGTTGGTAA